TTAGATTAAATTATATTCAAGCTGATAATGGGATATATTTATTGTATTACATCGCCATCAGGTAAGCGATATATTGGACAAACAGAAAGACATTATGAAAAACGATTTCGTGAACATTGTGCACTTTCAAATTGTTGTATATTGCTTGAAAATGCGATACGTAAATATGGTAAAGATAATATGAAATTTGAAGTACTATTAATGATTAATAATGAGTGTTTGGATGATTATGAAATAAAATTCATCCAATTTTACAATACATTGGAGCCAGCTGGTTATAACATACGAACCGGTGGAGATAAAGCAAAACATAGTGATGCATCAAAACAACGAATGCGTGAAGCAAAATTAGGTGATAAAAACCATAATTTTGGAAAACCACTGACAGCTGAGACAAAAGTAGCAATCTCAAATGCAAAAAGTGGAGAAAAGCATCATTTCTACAATAAAGAATTATCTGTAGAACATAAACTTGCTTTATCAAAAGCGCATAAGAAATCACATGTAGATTTACCAATGTATATTGTATACGTTAAAGAACGACCTGCACATTATACATCATCAGGATATTCAGTTGTGAATCATCCAGTACTTAAAAATAAATATTTTACCTCTAAAAAATTATCAGATGAAGACAAATTAACTAAAGCGTATGAATATTTACATAGCATGAATGCAGTTCAGAGACTAAATGGTGATGGGTCTTCTACAGAAATGTAGTTGGCTTAAGTTATAGTCCAATCCCTTTGAAGTTACGACGAACCTTTGTATAAAGGTAAAATGTTTTACTACATCTTCATAAATATTCCGAAAGGAAGGGTATACCTTGTTTTTAAGGTTGTTTATCGTCGTCACACTAACTTTGCCATGGAGTCCATTGAGAACCCCTTTAACGGTGCTCCCAACTTCGGCAAGAAGGTTACGTGCACGATTCAACGTAACGGTGACTTGATTCACCGCATGTACTTGCAGGCCACGTTGCCTCAGGTCGCTCTCCAATCATCTGATGGCTCTGGTGCTCAGTTCCGTTGGTTGAACTGGATTGGTCACAACTTGATCGACTACGTCGAGATTGAAATTGGTGGCCAGCGCATTGACAAGCACTATGGTGACTGGCTCCACATCTGGAACGAGCTCACCCAAGAGCCTGGAAAGCAGGCTGGTTATGCCAAGATGGTTGGCAACGTTCCCGAGCTCACCAACTTGTTGTACCAGGGTGGTTCCTCATGCGACAACGACTGCTATGGCGGTGAGCCCCTCACGTCAGAGGTCGTTACCTCATGCGCCCCGATGTACACCTTGTACATCCCGTTGCAGTTCTGGTTCTGCCGCAACCCGGGTCTCGCTTTGCCCTTGATTGCCTTGCAGTACCATGAGGTCCGCATCAACTTGGAGTTCAACTCATTGAACAACTTGTGCTGGGACTACTCCAACTCCGCTGACCCCCACGCTGTTCGCAACCGTGTTGGCCAATGCGGTTTGGCTGCCGCCTCCTTGTACGTGGACTACATCTACTTGGACACGGATGAGCGTCGTAAGTTCGCTCAGGTCTCCCACGAGTACTTGATTGATGTCTTGCAATTCACTGGAGGTGAGTCCATCACCTCCAGTGCCAACAAGTTGAAGTTGAACTTCAACCACCCGTGCAAGGAGTTGGTGTGGGTTGTCCAGCGCGACTCCTACGTGTCATGCGATGATTCAATCATCAACCCGTGGAAGGGTCAGCAACCCTTCAACTACTCAGACTGGTGGGACCGCTCCGTTTTGGAGTCTGGTTACTCCGTCACCCGTGTTGAAGGTATGGCTGGCAAGAACCCCACGGTCACGGCCTTGTTGCAACTCAACGGCCACGACCGCTTCCAGGTTCGCGACGGCAACTACTTCAACTGGGTTCAGCCCTACCAGCACCACACCAACATCCCTGCTGTTGGTATCAACGTTTACTCATTCGCGTTGCAGCCTGAGCAGCACCAGCCCAGTGGATCTTGTAACTTGTCCCGTATCGACAACACGACGTTGTTGTTGACGGTCTCCAACAACGCTGTTGGCGCTGACAAGTCATCCACGGTTCGCGTGTATGCAACTAACTACAATGTATTAAGAATTATGAGCGGCATGGGTGGACTTGCGTACTCGAATTAAGTACGGGAACACCTTGTCTACAAAATATACTGTTTTATTATTATTTGTTTATTTGTAATCTAATACAGATTGTATTACAAATATACAACTTTAAAATAGTACATTGTACTCAAATTGTAGGTGTTAAATACATCTTCTTTTTACTTTCTAAAATAAAAATCGCTTATTAATAAAATAAAAAGCAATTATTGGTTTAAAGATATCTAACAATAGATAAGTAAAAGATGGCAGCTGAATTAAATATTGTTGATCTAATTGAGAGTAATCCTATTACAAAACTATCTGATACATATAATGTCACATTACTAGAAAAGATTAAAACATCATTTTCAGATAATGAACAACAACTATTTATTACAAGTTTTTACTGTTATCTTAATTATGATAAGCAAACCGATTTTGTAGTAGATATGGATAATGTATGGAAATGGTTAGGTTTTTCAACAAAACAACATGCAAAATCTGTATTAGAACGACATTTTAAAATTAATATTGATTACATAGACGGATCGCTTACGCGATCGCGTAAGCGATCCGACGATGATGTAAATCATGAAAAAGGTGGACAAAATAAACAAAAAATAATGCTTACCATTAAATGCTTTAAATCTCTTTGTCTTAAAGCTCAAACTAAAAAAGCAGGAGAAATTCATGAATACTATATGAAATTAGAAGAACTACTACATGAAGTTATTGAAGAAGAAGCAATTGAATTTAAAAAACAACTTGAGCAAAAAAAAGAACAGCTCGCTCAAAAAACCGAACAACTCGAACAAAAAACGGCAGAACTCAAAGTAGTTCCTGAGCAAGAAAAACACAAACTCATTATGAAACAATATGGAGCAATTAATGGATCTCTTATTTATGTAGCTCGTATTAAAACCTTAGACAATGGATCATATATCATTAAAATCGGTGAATCTCGTAAGGGAGTTCGTAATCGCTACAATGAATTTAAAGTAAAGTATGGACCACAAACTATTTTCTTAGATGCATTTCTTGTAAATAATTCAGTGGGTCTTGAAAAGTTTCTCCATGGACATGATTTGATTCGTCCAAGTAAGGTTACAGATTTAAAAGGTCATGAAAAAGAAAATGAACTATTTTTGATTGGGCAGAATTTGTCTTACCAGACTCTCTTGAAAATTATTGATGATAATATTAGTAGTTTTGAGTATAGCTTTGCAGAGTTTGAACAGCTTCGTTTGGAGAATGAAAAGTTAAAAATGGAAATTGCTATGCTGAAAAGTGATCGACCTATTGTACAAGATGATTCTGTCTTGAAAGAACTTCTTACAATGAATAAACTTTTTATGAATAAAGTGAATGAACTGGATGCTTCCAATAAAATTATTTTATCACAACTGAATGCCATGCAAACAAAAACAACAACTAAATTTGATACACCTGATCCTCATATCGGTCCAAGGCTACAAAAGATTCATCCTGAAACGCTGCAACTGATTCATGTTTATGAAACGGTTACAGAGGCTATGAAAGATAATCCTGTAATAAAAAGGCCGAGTGTAAATAAGGCAATACGAGAAAACACGGTATATCAAGGATTTCGTTGGCAACTCGTTGATCGCGAACTAGATCCTCAAACCATACATCAGTTAGAACCAACAAAGAAAACACGTCCGCAGAATCTGGGCTACATTGCAAAGGTAAATAAAGAAAAAACAGAAATCCTTAATATTTATATTGATCGAAAGACTGCTGCAGTGCAAAATGGGTATGCTTCAAGTTCCGCACTTGATACTCCTGTTAAAAATGGTACACTAGCTAATGGATATTATTATATGTTATTGGATTCTTGTGAGGAACTAAAAGAACAATGGATTGAAAAACACGGCGAATGTATGTTGTATAAAGATGGAATTGGTCAATATGATTCTAAAAATAATCTGATGAGAGAATTTACATGCAAATATGATTGTATGACACAACTAAAGATTAGTCAGAAATCTATGGCAAAGGTGTTAGATAAGGATGTGATGTATGATAAATGTTATTATAAGTCGATGGGGTTAAAGGCGTGTGCAATTGTTTAAGATTATTTATCCTATATCTATAAATAAAATGCCATATAATTGGGTTCCAAAATGGATAAAGCGATGGAGTTCATTTGTGAAAACATTGGAGGAAAAGAGAGATGATGAAATGGCGTTAAAAGAGTTATGTAGTAAGTTTATGACAGCACAACGGACAAAGAAATATCGTGCATCAAAGAAATGATACAGTATCATAGTACCTAAAGCAGATACTATTACATATGTTTAAATATGTCTTTTGACATTATCTTAGGGTGATGTAGCCGCAGTAGCTGCTACTGCGCTGGATGGCCTAAAAACAGTATTAACATCAGCGTCTCCATTATCTAATTTTGCAGCATGCTCTAATTTCTTTTGTTCTTCTGCAATACGAGCTTTATCTTTCGCTATAGTTTCAGGTGATGCTAATAGTGGTTTTTCTGTACTTTTTCCTTTTAATATATCAAGTTGTAGTGCAATTGATTCGGGAGTATCCTCAATTTCACATAGTCTTACAAATCGTTCTTTCTGATGCTCAGCTGTAAAGGCAGTTCTATCTTTATTAAACCATTCCCTATTTGCTTCTATAAAACCAGCTATAAGTAATTCTATAAACATATCATAAAATTGATTTTTTTGTTTATTTAACTCAATTATGTAGTCTGATTTGTTGGATATGTTGGGTTTTATTAAGGTATTAAACCTTTGTAACTCATTTCTCATCTTTTCTATTCCTTGTTTTAACCAGTTTTGCGTACATTTACTATTCGCACTTATATACTGAATATCATATGTAATATTACGATATTCCGACAAGTTAGATTTCAATAATTTCATCATCTTTGCTTTAAGTACTTTATCTAGTGTACGATATTCTGAATTTCCTAACATTGTATCAGTCCCATCACTTTCTTCAATTGCGCTTGTAATTAGTGTATCTACTATATTGTTTAGGATTTCATTTTGCGTTTCAACTCGCAGAAGTTCTATAAATTGTTTAATAATTGTCTTAGCAGTATCTTTATCTAGATTAGCTGATGAGGTTGTTAGTTTTGAAGGAAGGTGCAGTTTATCAATAATACTCTTACTAAGTTTTTCAGTTTGAACTATAATAATAGCTATATCAAAATCTATTATAGAATGATAATCAAAGTTTTCTGCATAAATTAATTGTTCTTTTAAATAATCCTTCATTGTTTGTGTTAGTATTTCAAGATTCGGTTGTGTTTTACATATAGTAGAAAACATATTTACTACTATCGTAGGTACGAATTTTTCAATGGCCTCATAATTTGGATCAATACCTGTTTCTAGCATTTTAATTACGTAATCATATTGTTTAATAGGAATACCACACATATTTGATATGAATTTTACATGATTTGTGGTATTACTAGCAATACCACAAACATTTTTTATTAATGTTTTTAGTGTATCTATGTTAGATGAATCATTAACTGCAGCAGCAGCATTCGTATTAGATAAAAATAATTTATTAAAATTAATAAATCCATTAGATAGTAATATAGCTATACTGTCTGTAATATTCAGTGCATAACTATCATTTACCCCACTCATAAAATAACTAATCAGATTTTTATATTTTTTTTGTATAAATGTTTTTATGATATTTTGTGTACAAGAAAAGTTTGCATTTACACGTAATGTATATAAATCATTTGACTTTAATACTAAAAAATATTTAGTAAAAATAAGATCCACTATATGTTCTTTAACAGTATCTATCATTTGTGATGTGTTTTGATTTTCTGGAATTGTACCATCCGCATATAGATTCTTAAATCCATCATTTACTAATTTAGTTATATAATCATGTAAAGTATTACCAGAAGGTCCTGCACCGCCGCCACGAAGTGTGCGTCTTTTTCTACGATTCTTATGCCTTTTTTTACAAACTGTATTTTTACGTTTGTTATACACCATTATACTAATATATAACAATATTAGATATACCGTAATATTGAAATTAATCTATGTAAAACTAAAACTTTAATACTGTAGCATCTGTTCAAGTTCCCATTGCTCTACACGATGATATAATTCCACAAATTCAGCATAATCACGATTGCCATAGACGGTGCGAAGCGTAGGGGCCGTCCAAATCGCGGTATAGTATTCCCACGGATAATTATCATATTTGTCTTCTACTAATTTAGCACCCATCTCTCGGAGTCGCACATATACATCAAATGCTTTGTCGCCCGTATTCCAGTATAAAACCATGTGAAGAAGATTGCCATTCCAGAATTCACTGGAGCGCTCTGAAAGATAACGTGTGCGTTGCATTTCAGAGAGCGTTTGAAGGAATTCAAGTACCACCTCAAAATTACCAAGGCAGCATTGATAACCGAGCCATAAATGATTTTTGACAAACTCACGTGAATCCTTTGATACACCAGGGTATTCGATGTCAACAAATCCCTCAAAATATTCCCGTGTTAACACGGGAAGTTTGGATTGAAAGTAGGTCTGATAGGATAACGCCGACATCTGCGTTGTGTCTGTCTGTCTGTCTGTCTATTTTATATATAAAATATGAATTCAATTTTTATTTTATATATAAATATGTAGGATAATGTATAATACATCCAAATCTAGTATGCATCTTATTACTGTTTCATTCATTGTATATTTATTTGTGAATCTGTTTGAAAATGTGATACATTATAATATTGGAAAATTCAGTGATCGTGAAACACAGATTGATATTCCGACAAAGAAAGATTGGTTTAAAATTATTCTTGTTATGTGTTCATTTGCATTGCTACAGGGTTTATTAACGTATGTGTTTAATTAATCATCTATATATAGATGAGCTATTCTACTACTACTGCATTTAATTCTCCAGTACACATTCCTGCTTTTAGTCATGTAGTACCAGCTAATATTCATAAAATATCCAATAATAGTTCTGTAGGACTAACTAATATGACACCTTATTTTAATCCTAATGCACTAAAAGAAGGAACCCATGCTTATTATTCTAATACTGCATTACCTAATCGCAATAAATTATATAATATAACATATGGTATGAAATTATTTAAAACAAGAAAATCTTATAATAATGCACTCAAGACATCCGATATACTTGAAACTTTTAATGTATCTATACCAGGTGGAATAGTTTATCCATATACAAATGAAATTAAAACATCACAATTACCTAAACATTTAGTATCTTTATTAAAAACAAAGAATAATACACTAAAAAATAACAGTACTATTGGGTTAGTTCGTATTAAAAAAGCTGGAGATTCTATATTTGATTATATTGCATCTTTAAATAAACTATCAAAAAGTAACTTAAAAAATATAGTAATGCCGATCCAGAAACAATGGTTAAATGGTCATGATTTTTTAATACAATGTATATTATTATTAAAACAAATTAATGAAATTGATAAACAAGGGTATATCCATGGAGATATATCAGATAAGAATATATTATGTGACACTGATATAGTTACTAATAAACTAATATTAACTATTATAGATTTTGATTGGTTTATGAAAAAAAATGAGTTTGAAAATAAATACCCTTTTTATGATGGGTATCCAAATAATCCTCCAGAATGTATTATTTACTGGGATGTTTCCAAGGGTAATATAAATATTAAAAATCTAAATAAAGATTCGTTATATTCTCGTGTACGTACTATATTAACTGAAAGTAAGTATGGTACATTATTTCGTCAGTTTAAATATATACAATGGATGTATGATAATAAAATTGCAGTATTTTATGATACAATAGCAAAAGCAATAATGAATGCGATACAATCAGACAAAATGACCCCTGAAAATAAAAATAAAATATTAAAAACATTTGATAGTTATTCATTAGCATGTGTTTTATTAGAGTTATTATTTACTATATATGGTGATACTGTATTTTCTAATAAAAAATCTAAACATAACAACAGAAACAATACACATAGCAACCGAAACAATGCACACAATAGCAGAAACAATACACATAGCAACCGAAACACTGCACACAATAGCAATCTCATAATTCGTAAAATAGTAAAAGAGGTATTATTTCCTCTTTCAGATATTAATCTAACAGATCGTATAACTAGTGAAGATGCTCTTAAACGATTAGATAATATACAAAACACGTATATTAAAGGCAATGTATTATGAACAGGCAATATCACATGCACAGGTATATAAATGTTGTATCCACTGGAGTAATCACTACTCGTGCCAATTAAATACTATTCGTGTAGAAGGTCCATCCATATAAGGATGATGACGAACCAGATAGGTAACAAATGGGGAGAAGATAATACATTTATTTGCAGTTTCCATCTTTTTCAGTAAAGTGAAATCTTCAATACTAGATGGTTCAAAGAGGAATCCCTCTTGAATAAGAGAGCGTTTATATGCAAAACTAATACCAACTTCTCCAATCACAATACGGTTATAATTTAAAGGTGGGACAATACGTCCGCGGTCTGCCATTTTAAATACAATTGCATCTACAGAGGGAGTAATTGCAATTTCTTCTTGTAATCGCTGAATATAATTGGAAGTAAGAATATCATCATCGTCAACAAATCCAACCCAAGGTGTATCTACCAGATCTAAACCAATATTACGTACATAACCAGCATGATTTTCTTTACCGAGTTTTGTAATGGTAAGACATAGAAAACGCGGATCACTGAGCATTGATAGCAGATATTGATTGGTTGGACTGCATCCATCAAAAATAATAATAGCTTTCCATGTGCCAACAGTTTGTTCTAATAATGAAAAAATCGTATTTGCAAGTGTAATTCGATTTATTGTGGGAATAATAAAAGTAATAAGTGCATCCCCACCTTTAAAGGATTGAATAAGATTATCTTTATCGGTGATTTGATTGGACATTACATATATAGTGTGATGATTTCTTTATATATTATTTTTTATTATGATATTCATAATAAAAAATAATTCTCCTGAACCGGAATTGAACCAGTGACCTAAGGACAATTGCAACAACTACAATCCTCCGCTCTGCCAACTGAGCTATCAGGAGGTTAGATGTGCTAAAAGCACATCTAGCCAACCTATTACCGTAAAAGATAAAATACGTTAGAAATAAACGCATGATGTGTCCTCGCACTATCGTCCTCGCCAGAGTTTAATAATGGCAGTATTATAATTCATTTGTGAAATATTATGAGTTGTTGTCTGTAATTTATTTGGTTCAAATGCATATGGAAATTTTACAATGTCGCCAAAGTTAGAGGATACTTTCTTTTCATACGATAATAGAATACCAATAACACGTTCTATAATCTGTCGCTGTGTACGTGTACGAATATATGTAGTGAGAGTACTTATATTGTATTTCGCTTCTAACATATCAATTACACTTGCATCAATAATCATTGCACCACCAAAACATCCCAGCCATTTTTCATTTGCAGCATATTTTATAACTTCATCTGGTACATGCAATATACTCAGTATTGCAATTGCTTTTTTAATGTTATCTTGACTGGTTTCTGTAAAATGCCAATGAAATACTACTTCATGGTCCAATTCATCCTCTGTAAAGGCACGATGAAGAGACATGCTATCATGCAAAAAAATCATAGTATCCGCCCATTGGTTTTTCTGGAAATACACATAGGGTAAAATTTCACCAGCGCCATTGTATTCGCTCTGTATGATTTCTGTATTTACTAATTTACCATTGAATGTATTAATAGCGGAGTTATCATCAATAATAATAATCTGATTGGTATAAAATTGCCGAATGGAATGATAACATGAGAGCCATAATTCATTATCCGATGCGTGTTGTATATTTCGTAAGATAACAAATACATATGTTTTTTCATTATGAATAAGTTCTTTGGCATTAATGGATGGTCTTACATTAAATGTTTTTGCAGAAGCAGAATTATATCCAGAAAATGCAGATGATTTCCAATCTGATTCGACAGGATATATGACTTCATTCTGTTTTTTTATTTCACTCTGTATAAATGTTTCGGATAATACAACTTGTGGTTGGTCTACACGTGGTATAATCACAGGACGAAATGGTTCTGGAATTTGGGTAAGGTCACGTCGTCTGGGAATACCGCGATTGGCCCACGAGGACATGTTATAAGTATTCGTGATTATTAGATGTTATAATAATCGCGGAGATACTTGTGGCAATTTTATTAAAATTAAAACCATACTAAGTTAGAAAATGGGTGTAACCGGGTCCTATTTTGAGCGATGGATATCAACAGATACTGTACTGCAAGAAAAATACTATGCATTAGAGCATAAAGTAACGGCATTAGAAGAGAATCATTCTGTATTAGTAAAGAAACTAGATGATACTGTATCTGAATTAGTAACTAGAATAGATACAGTAGAGAAAAAAGCATCTACTATGATATTTCAACAACAAGAGCCAGAATGTGACCTGGTAATTATTCGATAGTCTAGGTAGAGAGAAAGAATGAAAACTCCCACGTGTCTTGCGTGTTTACTTATTTTGGTTATAGTTGTTATGATTACAAAGCGTATGGAAGGTTTTGGAATGTCACCTGGTACTCTTGACCAATTACGTTCAACTTCGACAAATATGCCTATGCCTACACCAGGGTCTCGCCCTTATATCCTATTATAATCTCTTCATATCGTTGTTTGTGTTCATCAGAATCCCATATGATTTCTGGAGGAGCAGGATACATTGCATATGGAATGGCGGCTTCGGTTGGTTTCTCAAGAGATAATAAGTAATTCAAAGCATACAGACGTCGGTCGATGGGACACAAGTGTTTAAATCGAGTGCGCCCTAGTTGTTTCCAGCGCCATTCAAATTGCAGAGTAGATTTCCAGTCGGGCAGGACAACATAGCATGAGCGTGACCATGTAAGACCTTGTCCAACACGTATACTAGTGGCATGAGCACCACCCGAAATCTCCTTGTTATGTTGACGTAATCGACGGTCAACATCAACCGTCGCACCAATATATGTTTGATTCTTACTGGTATAAAG